AAATAGGCCAATTCATCCTTATAATCTTTCTTGAGCCTAGCAGTGACATACATGTCAACTCTTCTCAACAAAGACACAGCAACATTAGAAAAACACCCTGCCTTTAGATCCTTAACGTTAGTACTCATTATCAACAACTTAGCATTCCAGATCATTTGACCTTTAGATTCTACATCCGGCTTAATGACTGTCTGAGGCTGATTGTTCTTAATTCGTAACAATCTATCCGTAGGCGGATTCTGATACCATTCTGCTCTAGTATTCATTATATCATCAATAAACACTGTATGATGAACATTCATATCATATTCAGAATCATATTTATCAGATTCATTAATTGATACAACATGTTTTTGACCTAAAGGAAAATCATTTGCTCCAGCCACTGCCGAAGCAGTCGCATTCATTAACAAAGACTTTCCAATGGCTGTATCACCATATATCAGAATGCAAAAAGGAGCTTCTTTATAAGAAACAGTCTTTCGTTTGGTACGCAACGTAACATGAACATTGGCTAACTTAAACAACATATTAGATATCAATGCTCTATTACGCTCATTCTTCTCAACCTTAAGATACTGCTCCAACTTATCACGCAACTCCGAAAGCCGATTAGTATAGTCCTCAGGACCTGAAAAAATACGCTCACTTCTATCTGCTATATCATCAAAATAGGAAGTGGTAGCTATACGTGACCAGCTCAAGATCTTCTCATACTCCTTTTCTATATTATACCATTCATCATCGGAATACCATATCATACCTATATTTCCAGTTTTAAGAACCTGAACTCCTCTCTCAACAAAGAAAGTGACAGTATTTAAAAACAATTCTATCAAATTCTTCGAACTCTTCGTGTTGTCCCAAACCTTAGCTTTAAACAACCCAAAGAAATTGGACTTGGTGACAAACTCAGGATCCTCTGAAAAAATAAATGTACCCAAAATGGTAATAATATTAGAAATATTGGCTATTAAATCAGAGTTAGAAATTTTACTCCATGTCTTATTCAAATATCTCAACCATGATATAGGAGCCTCGCAATCAATCGATTGCTCCTTAAGCTCACTATCATCATTAGAAAATAAAGCTCTAATGGAAGAACACAAACTGGTCATCAAATCAACTATACGACAAACAGCAGATCCTTTCAAAAAAGTTTTAAAATATTGAACAACCAATATAATAACAGTTTGTGTATTAGTAGCTGAAGTTAAACCCACAGCTAGCATAACCAA